GCGGTGATCAATTTGACCATCGCTCTGCCGCGTTCCGCTGCCTTTGTTGCCGCCGATATCTACGATCTCGTTTCCGTGGTCGTCGATTTGGTGACAGACGGTGGTTTCACGGGCTCCGGCCTCGCTGGGACTACTGCTCTCGCCGCTATTATGCGAGGCGAAAGCTAAGCTGATAGTTAAGAGGGGTCGAACCGTAGAGCTGTGACTGTGGAGTGCCACCCTAATGGGGACGCCTAACAGCCATGGCGAGGTTTACCTCGATTTCGCCCTGTCGGTTCTCGACCAAGATCCGCTTGGTATCACTTCACGAAAAGACCTTGACGCAGATCGGCGCACGTTGTGCAACCGATTTGCGAAAGAGGGTCTATCCTTCCTGACCAAGACGCTGCCCATCTTAGGGAAAGCACTTGATCTCGGTTTGGTAGAACTTCGCCTCCAAGTGCCACGTGAGTTTAAAACAGCTCACAAGTGTACTGGTATACCTGCATTTCTGCAGGCGTACTTTCGGCGAATCTTTGATGTGGATGGTAGTCTCTTGGAAGTGGCAGACCCAGATGCTGTAAAGCATCTCCGTCAGCTGCTTTTCATGTTTTACAAGCTCGAGGTTCCATACTCGGAAGCTGCGGAGGAGCGAGTAATCGCTAACTTCGTCGCTACGGAACGGGAGCTCGAACTCGGAAGAGATGTTGAAAGTGTAGCCCTCTTGGCTGCTTCTTCCTACATCATCAGGGACGTACTCTGTGGATTTAACCCCATGGATATTACTCCGAAACATGGTCCAGGAGCCGTTGCGACCGGTGAACGCCTTGAAGAGAAATGGAGCTTTGCTCGACTCTATCGGGGCATACACCGAGTCTACCCCTACTACGAGTATTATCTCGCAGGTTGGGGGAAAGAATTGATGGATCGTTTGGGCTGGTACCAAACTTTGGAACGCCTTGAAACAGGTGTTGCTAAGGTCGTACTGGTTCCAAAAGATTCGAGAGGACCGCGCCTTATATCTTGCGAACCATTGGAATACCAGTGGATCCAGCAGGGTCTGGGACGGAAGTTGGTTAGTCACCTGGAATCCTCACGGATAACAGGAGGTCAGATCAACTTTACAAACCAAGAAATTAATCGTAAGCTTGCCCTTGAGTCCTCGCGGACAAGAGAGTATGCTACGATTGATCTCAAGGAAGCCTCTGATCGAGTCTCAGTAGACCTTGTAAAGAACCTGTTCGCTAACGACGAGCAGACACTGAAGTGTCTACTGGCTACTCGAACGACGGCTACCAAACTCCCTGACGGGAGTGTTCTGCCTTTATGTAAGTTTGCTCCGATGGGGTCAGCTTTATGCTTTCCTGTCGAAGCTCTCTGCTTTTGGGCGATATCGGTAGCTGCTGTCATGCGCCGCTTGCGGCTGCAACGTCAGTCAGTCGGTAATCGGATTTTTTTCTATGGGGATGATATCATTGTCCCCACAGATTGGGCTCCGATTGTGATGGAAGCTCTAGAACTTGTTCGACTGAGAGTCAACAAAGCTAAGAGCTGCGTCACGGGAAACTTCCGCGAATCATGCGGCATGGATGCCTTCAAAGGCACCTGTGTCACACCTATTCGTTTGAAGCGCCCCTGGGTCGAGTCGCGTTCGGGCAGCACGTATGCTGCGTATACCTCCTTTGCTAATTCAATGGCAGAGAAAGGGTATTCGGGATGCGCTAATCTTGTATGGGCAAAAGTGGAGTCAGTCTATGGGTTCGTTCCCTATGGACTGAGCACCTCCCCTTACCCTTGCAAGATAGTTTCCAACTTCACATTGGCTAGGGCCCTTAATCGGGGCCGTGTCAAGATGAGGTGGAATGCTGACTACCAGCGGTCTGAGGTTCTGGTTTTGACACTAAAGTCGTCGAAGTCAGACACAACCTTGGATGGTTGGGCTCGTGCACTCCGGAACTTAGTTTCGGCTAGGCAGGATGACCCGACGCGTGTAGTTACTCCGTCTTCTACAAAAATAAAAAGACGGTGGAGCTCCTTCTAGTTCCTAATTAGAAGGAGGTTGTTGGCCTCGTAAGAG